CCATGCGGGCGGCCCCCTCAAACTGCTTCTGGCTGGCCGCCGCAGCCTTTCCCGCCCCAGCGGCACGGGCCAGCAGACTCAGGAACTGACCAAAGGTGGCGGAAAACCGGTCAACCAGGACAAGCTCCTCCCGTGTCGTTGCCATTTAACCGCCTCCTTTCGGCTTGGGTCTCGATTTGATCTCCTTCAGGGCGAACAGAGTTGTCAGCACCTTTTCGCCCGGGGAAAGCTCCGCAACCCTGCCGGGAGCCCACCCATGATTGACGAACATGTAGTAGGCCAGCAGCGTGTCCGGGTCTCCCCGGGCCATCAGTTTTTTGCCTGCTCCTCCAGGTCGTCCTCAAGCCCGGACAGAGCCATGATGGCGGCGGACAGCTTGTTGTACTCCCCCACCAGCAGCATTTTTCCAGGGACCTCTAAGGGATCCATGGTACCGTAGGCCCGGCACAGCTCCTCGCTGGTGAAGTCCGGGATGACAGTGGCGGCCACCACTACCCGGCGGCTGTACTCCACGTTGTCAAGTTTCTCCACCGGCTGGCCGTTAACCTTGACCGTTCGGGTAGACTGTCGGACCAGGAGGTCATTCTCCCTCTGGGTAATGGGGCGGATGACAAAGGGAACCGGCGTGCCCTGCTCATCCAAGAAACGTTTGGAGACGACCACCGTCTCATTTTCCACCTGGGCAGGGTTCAAAAACACGTTCAAATTACTCATTTAGTACTCCTTTCAGGTCCCTGTCTCGGCGGGATCGTGGAAAGCGGACAGAGGCTCAAAGTCCTCGTAGGTGAAGCTGATATCCATAGTCAGCATATCCACATCGGCGTCCAGAATGGACAGGGGGATGGTTCCGGACAGCTTGCAGTTGTAGTAGGCAACCGTCTGCGTCCCCACGGTGGTGGTGGGGTCGTCGTTAGTGGTCTGGAGGGTGAAATAGGGCATGACCCCGGTGCGGATATACTGGGCCACCATATCCAGGAACAGGGGCGTACCGTAGTAGATGGTCATGGTGCCCGTCTGGGTGACCGCCCCCGGCTTCTTCTGCACCTTCTTGGTGCCGATGACCTTCATGTCGGTGGAGGCAATCTCCGCCTGGGTCTGGACCTTCTTAGCCCCAAACAGCTCCTTGACCTGGCCGTCAATGGTGACGAAGGCCTTGCCCGAAGCGCCGTTTAGGGTATCGCGCTCCAACAGAAAACTCATAGCTTATCCCTCCTTCAGGACACGGAGATGGTCATATAGACCTTCTCTACAGAGTCCGCGATACGGATGGCGATGGTGATGACAATACTGTCCAGGCTGTTCCCCTGCTCCACTGTCACATCGTCGCTGGTGGGGCGGTCCCGGAGGGCGCCCCGGTTGTACATGGTACGCAAATAGTCCAGGATGGTGGCCTTGAAGCTGCTCCGCCCAGCCTCATCGTTGTTGACGTGGCCCAGGAAGTTCTGGGAGAATTCCCGGTACAGGTCATTGGCCAGGGAGTTGCACACCCGCATGGTCCGGTTTTTGTGGAAGACCTCGCCGATATCCTGGGTGTAGGTAGTCAGGGTGTTGACATCCGTCTCAATGCGGACCTGGCCAAACTCCTCGCTGAGGACAACATCTCCGGCCAGAATAGCCGCCGAAATCTCACTGTCCGTCAGCTTGGGCGTCACCGCCGCGGCGCCGGGATAGACGGAGTAGGACAGAGGCTGGTAGTACTGGGCTCCAGCCTCGGCCCCCGCCAGCCACCAGATCACCTGCTGCGGGGTAAGCTGGGCGCCATCGGTGAGGACCACACCGCATTTGTTGTTGATAACAAAGCGGCTGTCCGCTCCGCTGGCGCCGGCGGCCACCAGCTGGGTATACCGGCCGGCCTGCTCCGCCATTCGCTTGACAAAGGCGGTCATGGCTGCCAGAACGGTGGTCTCTACGCCGTCGTAGGCCAGGATATCGAAGTAGTAGGGCTCCAGAGCTTCCAGGGCGGTGGCATAGGCGGAAGCCTGCACCGTGCCGTCCGCTCCTCCAGTAAGGCTGACCCCCGCTGTGGCGGTGATGGGACCGTTACCGCTGAACGAGACCCAGCCGTTAGGCTGGAGCTGGGCTGCCGTCTGCGCCTGCTGCTCGTCCACAATCTGGCCGTTCACCACGGTGGACACCGTGAAATTGCCGGGGTCATCCACCGAATCGGTAACCACCACGGAGATGTCGTTTCCCCGGGCGCCAGGGTACCGAGCAGTAACCGTGACAGCGCCCTCTGTACCGATGGAAGCCTCTGCGGAGGTTGCGCCGTCCGCCGTCAGGCGGTACAACAGCACCTTGGTTGGGCCGCCGGTAGTGTTGGTCCCCTTGAACATCTCCCGCAGGAACAGCGCCTGGGGCTCTGTAATGGCGTAGCCCACAAAGGGCGTCAGATTGTCCCCCGCGTTGATGGTCATTACCTGGCCCACCGGCCCCCAGGACAGAGCCTTGGCAATGGCCACGGTCCCCCGGGTGCCTGGGGCGGCCACGGGAGTCGTACCAGTTTTAAAATTGATATAGATACCAGGCCGCACCTTGTTTTGAGCGGTCCATGTGCCTCCGGCCATCAGATTTTCCCTCCTTTGAAAAACTTCTCCAGGGTATCCTTGGCCTCCTGGAGGGTATAGTCCGGTTTGGTCAGCAGGACCTTGGCAAAGTCCTGCTGGTATCCGGCCAGCTCCTTGCTGTTCAACAGAGCGGCGGTTGGATACCGGAGCTCCGCCTCTTTCTCTTCAGCGGTCTTGGGCATTTACGATACCTCCTCTTGGTAGCTCTGGATCGAGCGCATGAGGACCGCATCCTCCTCACGGCTTACCCAGACTTTCAGGTTGAATTTATAATGCAGGTCGCCATCAATGATGTCCCATTTGCGCTCGTAGGTCCGCAAGAGGGCAGTTTCTGCGCCCTCCTCACTCGTGTAAGGGAAGGTCTCCAGCATCTGGTCCAAAATATCAGCGGCAGCGGTGTAGCGGTCCTCCATGCCAACCTGGTTGAACTCCTCCAGATAGACCAGGTCCAGCCCCAAGGTGCGCAGGAAGCGATCACCCATCTTCTTGGCAATCCGGGCATTGGTGCGCCGTAGAAACACCGCCGGCGGTTTGGTCCCCTGCTGGTTTGGGTTGTCATAGAAAGTCACACCGGGTAACTCCGGGGCCAGATAGCTGGCCAGAGAGCCAGAGATAGCCTGTATTGTGAATATCATGGCCCAAACACCTTCTTTGGCAGCTTGTTCAGCTCGAACTCTACAACCTCCTTGTACTTGTCCACGCCTTTTTCTTTCATATACAGGCCGGGAACATAGGCCGTCTTGGTACCCACCATCAGTCCGGCGCCAGGTATTCCAGGATCCACTCGTTCCAGCAGACCGGTATAGGGGTTCACAATCAAGCCCGGGACAAAGTGCTTGTCCATGCGGTGGCCATCATTGACATAGCTAGCGTACTGGATGTTGTTGGCCAGAGCTGTATGATACTCGTCCCCAGTGACGACCGGGGCCACTTGGCTGTCGTTCGCCCAGTGTTGGGCCAGCTCGCCGGTAATCATGCCTGTTCCCCGGTCCTTCTCGTCACCGTTAGGCGGTGTATGGTCTTTGGCCTCTTCTACTGCTCGCATAGTAGCCCCCTGGGCAATGTCATAAAACATCTGCTGGACTACAGGGATTCGGGCCTGGAGTTCTTCCAGCCGCTGCCTGAGGGCGTCACCTAGCGCCATCCTGCACCTCTCCTCTCAGATACTCGACCTGAAGCAAAGCCAGCTCCTGATGGGCCAGACCGGGGAGGACCGCCCCGAAGGGCTCGTAGAAATAGGCCGGTTCCCCGGAAAAGGCTCTCATCTCCTGACGGGACTGCCCCAGTCTCGCGCCCCGATGGACGATGAGCTCATCCCCCGCCTGGATATCAACCTCATTGGCGCAGGCCAGCTTGTCCTCCTGCTCTACCTTAGCGGCAGTGGGCTGCATTCGGGGACCATGGACGCTGTTCCGATAGACACGGCAGGGCACACCCGCTGCCACCTGGACCCGATCCTGCTTGGTCAGTGCGCCCTCCCGGCGGTTTTGTACTCGATAGATATCCACCAGATCGGTGTACCAGTCGTTGTAGTTCATACGACGTAGGTCCCTCCCATGCCAGCCAAGCGGGCCCTGGTGGCCAGAAGCTGGCCGTACTGGGTGGCATTCAGGTCTCCCCATTCTCCAGTGGCCTGGGTCAGGGCACTGGTGTCATAGGAAACGGAGCTGTCTCCCAGTTGGGCGGACTTGACCACTCCCACCAGTGCCCCCGACGCGGCCGCCTGGGCTGGGCTGTCGCTGCCCTCGGACCATGTCCGCAGGTACAGTGCAGCATTGTGAGCTACATAGAGCCCACAGGCATACCGCCAGCCATCCAGCCATTTGTCCGGCTGAATGACGGCGCGGGCCTGCTGGATAAACTCCTTCAGAATGGCGGGAGGCACCAGGCCCGTCCCGTCCGCCTTGGAGAACTGGGGGAAATCCTTCTGGAACATAGTTGCCGTGTACTTTCTCCGGCTGTGGCCGATGTTGGACGCTGCCGCCCGGACACCGAAGAACTGCGGCTTATTTGCCCAGATCATCCGGATCCTCCTGGCCGTCCGGCGCAGGCTCCTCTTCCTCGGTCTCCTCCTTGGGGGGCTTCTTCTTGGGGCTCTTCTCCTTCTTGCCGAAGTCCTTGTCCGTGCCAGAGGCGGAGAGGATCACTTTGCCGTCCGCCTCCAGGGCCTTGAGATAGGCAGAATCCTTCGCCCAGTCCGGGACCGGCCCCATGTAGTCTTTCTGCATTTTGAACCGCTCCCCATTGGGGCCGGGGAGGATGATGTTTCTCCTGGATACTACAAACATTTCCGCACCCTCCTTAAATTCCGTCAAAGTACTGCATGGTCTGGGGATAGAACAGCTCCACTTCGGAGAGGTTCGCCGCATAGGCCGTGTCGTAGCAGAACTCCGTAGCGTTAGGCTGGCTCATGACCCGAGCCAGGGGAACCAGCTCCTCCACCTGGAGGAACCGCTCATGGTTGACGTAGACCACCATGCGGTCCGTGCCTCCGGTGCCCGCGCCCTTACACCAGCGGGCGGCCCCAATGTACAGGCTCTTGCCGTTCTTGTTGGCCACGTTGTTCTTGAGTACGTAGTCCAGGATGGTCTCCGTAGCCAGATCCGTGACCATGGTGTTCATGATGTAGGTATACTGCTCATAGGGCAGCAGGATGTGGTTGGGCATGGCGTCCTCGTCATACTCCGCAGCCTCCCAGACCGCTGTGAGGGCGCTGTTGATGTCCGCCAGAATCTGCTCCTTGGTCTTGGTAGCCCAGGTACCGCCTGTGACAGAGGTCTCGGTCACATCGGGGTTATTCACAAGCCCTGTAGAGCCGTACTTCTCCATGCCGGTGTAGACATTCTGGTCCATGTGCTTGTCGTAGGCTGTGCGCATTCCCTCCTGGAGCAGCTGGTCCAGGGAGCGGCCGGTGTAATTGGCCTTCTGCATATCCACCCACATCACCCGCAGGGCTGCAGCGAAGGTGTGGGCTTTGTACAGGCCCTTCTCCAGGTTCGCCTGGACGATGGGCAAGCCGTTGGAGCCGCCGGCCTGAAGGGGACTGCCGCCGGAGCCTCCGGTGATACCGTAGTCAACCGCTTGGGCGGAGACATAGTCCACCCAGCCCCCGCCGGACTTGACCACGATGTCACGGGGATAGGTGACGCTGGTCAGAGGCTTGCGGATCAGCGGGTCCCGCTTCTCCAGCTCGCTGGTGAGGAACGCCATGCCGGAGGC